CGCCGAGCGAGGCCGTCGCACTCCCTCAAGGCGGTGATCTTTCAACCCTGCTTTTGAAAACCCGCATCAAAAGCGAAGTGGAAAAGGCAAAGCTCCTTGAGATCAAGGCACGGGTTGAAGCTGGAAAATATGTCGATGCAGATGAGGTTAAGATCGCGGCTTTCAATCGCGCGCGCGTGGTGCGTGATTCACTTTTGAATATCCCTGAGCGTCTCGCAGCCGTGCTCGCTGCAGAAGATGATGCAAGCCGAGTTCATGCCTTGCTCCACGCAGAAATCCGCAGTGCCTTGGAGGACCTGAGCGGTGCTTCCTGACGCTGCAAAAATCTATAACGTCGCTTTTGATCGCGGCCTTCGCCCGGACCCGTTGCTCAAGGTGTCTGAATGGGCGGATCAACATCGACGCTTGTCAGGCAAAGGCGCATCTGAACCTGGGCCATGGCGCACGACACGCACGCCCTATTTGCGTGAGATCATGGATTGCCTGTCGCCATCATCGCCATACGAGCGGGTCGTGTTCATGAAAGGCGCACAGATCGGCGCAACCGAATGCGGCAACAACTGGATTGGCTATGTGATCCATCATGCGCCAGGCCCCATGTTGGCGGTCCTGCCGACCGTGGAAATGGCAAAACGGAATTCGCGTCAACGCATTGATCCGCTGATTGAAGAAAGCGAAGCACTTTCCAGTCTGGTTAAGCCAGCCCGGGCAAGAGATTCAGGCAACACGGTTCTGACCAAAGCCTTTCAGGGCGGTCTGTTGGCGATGACAGGAGCCAACTCCGCCGTTGGTCTTCGCTCCATGCCGGTGCGCTATCTGTTTCTCGATGAGGTGGATGGCTATCCCGGTGACATCGACGGCGAAGGCGATCCGGTTTCACTGGCTGAAGCCCGGACACGAACCTTTGCCCGGCGAAAAGTGTTCATCGTCTCGACGCCGACGGTCAAAGGTGTCTCCAGGATCGAGCGGGAGTTCGAAGCATCCGACCAGCGTCGGTTCTTTGTGCCATGCCCACACTGTAGTCATTACCAGTGGCTGGAATTTGAAAGGCTTCGTTGGGAGAAAGGTCAGCCAGAAACCGCGCATTATGTGTGTTCCGAGTGCGATCAAGATATCCATGAGCATCACAAGACACGGATGCTGGAACGTGGCGAATGGCGTGCGACAGCAGCTGTCAGCCAAGGCAACGAAAAGACGGCTGGGTTTCACATCTCGAGCCTCTACAGCCCCATTGGCTGGCGCAGCTGGGCAGAGATCGCTGCGGCTTGGGAAAGCGCACAGGGAAACGATGCGGCTTTGAAGTCGGTCAAAAACACCGACCTTGGTGAGACTTGGGTCGAGACGGGTGAAGCACCAGACTGGCAGCGGCTCTACGACCAACGAGAAAACGGATCTGCAGGCATTGTCCCGACCAATGGGTTGTTCTTGACCGCAGGCGTTGATGTCCAGAAAGACCGATTTGAGATCGATGTCTGGGCTTGGGGACGTGGCTTAGAAAGCTGGTTGGTCGATCACATCGTGATTGATGGTGGACCACAAGACCCGACGGGCTGGTTGGAACTTAATGAACTGCTTGGCCAGACCTGGGAGCATCAATGTGGTGCTTATCTGAGGATAGCCAAGCTCGCCATTGATACCGGTTACGAGGCCCCAGCCGTTTACGCCTGGGCCCGTAAAACCGGGTTTGGGCAAGTGGCCCCCATCAAAGGTGTCGAAGGCTTCAATCGTTCGTCGCCGGTCTCTGGCCCCACTTACGTGGACGCCACGGACGGTGGCAAGAAGCTCAAACGAGGCGCGCGCCTTTGGACGGTCGCGGTTTCGACCTTCAAGTCTGAGACCTACCGGTTCTTGAGACTGGAGCGCCCAACGGATGAAGATAAAGCCGAGGGAGCAGACTATCTCCCTGGCACCATTCATCTTCCCGATTGGGTGGAGAGTGAATGGCTAAAGCAGTTGGTTGGTGAGCAACTGGTCACTGTTAAAAATAAGCGCGGCTTTACGCGCCTTGAATGGCAAAAGCTCCGCGAACGTAACGAGGCCTTGGATTGCCGGGTCTATGCCCGTGCGGCCGCCTGGATTGTTGGTGCGGATCGCTGGTCTGAGCCCCGTTGGCAAGATCTGGAAAGTCAGCTCGCGCTTGCGCCTGAAAACACAAACACCGATCTGGCTCCCGCACCGCAAGCAGGACAGGTCAAACGCTTACAACCCGCCACACGCCGGGTGATATCGAGCGGATACATGATGAGATAGAGGCTCCATTGGCAACATCAGAAGAGATCCAAACCCAGCTGGATGTGCTCAAAGCCCAGAGGGCCAGCGGCGTTGCCCGGGTGAGCTATGACGGAAAGTCCATCGAATACAGAGGCGATGCGGAAATCGCTGAGGCTATTCGGTCTCTCGAGGCTGAACTCAAATTGCTCTCTGGCGATAAGCCTGTCCGCCAAATCCGTGTGACGACATCCAAGGGTTATTAAAATGGCATTCTGGCAAAGATGGGGATGGGGTAAGGCAAGCACCGCCAAAGCCCAATCCTTCGAGGGTGCCCGCATGGCCAGACGGCTGGCGTCCTGGCGGGTTGGCAGTGACGGAATCAATGCGGCTATCCGCCAAGGTGGAGATGTATTGCGCGCCAGATCTCGCGATCTAGTTCGCAACAACCCATACGCCAACAATGCGACAACCAGCTTTGCCGCCCATGCCATCGGTGCCGGGATCAAGCCTTCCAGTTTGATTGAAGATGCCGATCTCAAAGACCGGATCCAAAGGCTGTGGCTAGCCTGGACGGATGAAGCGGATGCGGATGGTCTGACGGACTTCTATGGACTGCAGTCGATCGCGGCACGCGCGGTCTTCGAAGCTGGTGAGTGTTTCTTCCGGTTAAGGCCGCGCCGTCCAAGTGATGGCTTGGTGGTTCCCTTGCAGCTTCAAATGCTGCCATCGGAACAATTGCCTTTCGCCCACTCTGAAACCTTGCCCAACGGCAACGAGGTGATCTTCGGGATCGAGTTCGACCGTTTGGGTCGTCGCGTTGCCTATCACTTCTTGCGCCAGCCTCCGGGCGACGTGCGTCAAAACGCGGATCACTCTCGGGTCCGTGTCCCGGCCAATCAGGTACTTCATATCTTTAATCCCGTGGCCGAGGGACAAATTCGAGGTGTTCCGTGGCTGACGCCCGCCATGACGCGGCTCTGGTTGCTCGAGCAATATGACGATGCGGAACTGGATCGCAAAAAGGTGGCTGCGATGTTTGCTGCCTTCGTAACCAAACCTTCACCTGAAGAAATGATGGGCGAAGACAGTGCCTCCAAAGATCACGACAACGCGGCCCTGATTGGCCTGGAGCCAGGCACGCTGCAAATGCTGCTGCCGGGTGAGGACATCAAATTCTCAGATCCCGCCGATGTGGGTGGGTCTTATGAAGCGTTTCAGTATCGCACGTTGCTGGCCTGTTGCTCGGCCATGGGGGTGCCCTACACCAACGTGACAGGTGATCTGCGTCAGGCAAACTATTCCAGTCTGCGCGAAGGCAAGCTCGAGTTCCGTCGCCGGATGGAGCAGTTCCAACACAACGTCATGATCTTCCAGATGTGCCGTCCCGTTTGGCGGCGCTGGATGGAAGATGCTGTCTTGTCGGGAGCTCTGGACATTGGCGATTTTGCTCAGATGGCGGGTCGCTATCTGCCTGCCAAGTGGATCCCGCCCAAATGGGATTGGATCGACCCTCTCAAAGATCGTAAAGCGGAGATCGAAGCCATCAATGCTGGCCTCAAGTCTCGCTCCGATGTGATTGAGAGCGAGGGTTATGACGCGGAAGAAGTTGATCGGCGTATTGCTGCCGATCGGGCCCGTGAAGAAGCCTTGGGACTGCAGTTTGAAAAAGATGGCGGCAATACAGCGCTGCCTGTCGAGGACGAGGAAGCCTCTCAGCCTGAGAGCGCCTCGGTCGCCTGATTTAAGGACATCAACATGAAATCCTGGTTTACAACGCGCGCCCAAGCGGGTGTCGCGGAGCTTTCCATTTACGATGAGATTGGCGCTTACGGGGTTCCCGCCAAAGCCTTTATCGGTGAGCTAAAGGCGCTGGGCGATGTAACCGACCTGACGCTCCGGCTCAATAGCCCGGGCGGGTCTGTGTTTGACGGTATCGCTATCTATAACGCCCTCAAACGTCACCCCGCCAAGGTCACCATTACGGTCGATGGGCTCGCGGCCTCCATCGCATCGGTCATCCTGTGCGCCGGTGATGAAGTGATCATGCCCAAGAACGCCATGATCATGATCCACGACCCGTCCGCTATGGTGATGGGTAACGCTGCGGACATGCGCTCCATGGCCGATGCCCTAGACAAAATGCGCGACGGTCTGGTGAGCGCCTATCAGGACAAGACCGGCCATACACCGGACGAGATCATTCAGTGGATGGCCGAAGAGACCTGGTTCGACGCAGAAGAAGCGCTCGAGATCGGGTTCGCAGACCAGCTGGAAGAGCCTGTCGCCATGGCCGCGACCTTCGATCTCTCAAGCTACGCCCGCGTACCGCCTGTATTTGCCGCACTTGCCACTTCCCAATCCCCCCATTCCAAGACCGAGGAGACACCCATGAGTGAACCCAATACCCCTGATCCGGAAAAGACTGAGCCCACGCCGGAGCCGAGCAAGGAGCCTGAAGCGCTGAACGATGACAACGTGGTCGATCTTGATCATGTCCGTGCGCAAGAGCGCAAAGCGACACTCGCTTATGTGAATGAGGTGAACCAGCTCTGCGCTCTGGCAGGTGCTCCCGATCTGGCAAGCGGGTTTATCGCCAAGGCGACATCTACGGAACAGGTGCGCGCTGCATTGCTGCAAGCTCGGGCCGAAGAAGATGAAGCTTCGGCTGTCCGCGCCATGCGCCCCGGTCAAACCCAGGCTTCTTCTGAGCCTGTCATCGATACCGCCGCCATTTATGCGGCGCGCAACAACACCTGCATTTGAGGAGTAACCCATGCCTGTCATGACAGAAGGCCAGCATGCTGGCGAGTTTGTCGTTTCTGAAGGAAACGGCACCATCAGTCGGGAAACCGTCACCATCCTGAACGGTCGCACCCTGGAGCCTGGAGCGGTTCTCGGAAAAGTCACCACCTCTGGCAAATACCGCGAGATTGATCCGGTGGCCACCTCAGGCGCTGAAGTCGCCATCGCCGTTCTCTACGACGCGGTCGACGCTTCTGCTGGGGATGCGCCCGGTGTGGTGATTGCGCGACTGGCTGAAGTTCAAGGCGAAGAGATCATTTGGCCCGATGCCATCACGGATCCCCAGAAACAAACGGCCATCGATCAGCTGGCCTCTGCCACCATTATTGTTCGATAGGAGAGGCTCATGCCCGCACTCGATATCTTTAACTCCAATGCCTTTTCGATGGTGTCGCTGACCGACAGCATCAACAAAGTCCCGTTCTTGCCCGGGCGCATTGGTCAGCTTGGCCTGTTTCGCGAACAAGGCGTGGCGACCACCTCGGTTCTTGTCGAGGAACGTGAAGGGTCGCTCACCTTGGTCGAGACCACGGCGCGCGGTGCGCCTGCCGTTCAGAACACTCATAACAAGCGTAAAGCCCGTTCTCTGACGGTGCCCCACATCGCGCTTGAAGACACCATTTTGGCCGATGAGGTGCAGAACCTCCGGGCCTTTGGATCAGACAGTCAGTTGGAAGGTGTTCAACAGGTGGTCAACGATCGCCTTGAGGAAATGGCCCGCAAGCTGGATGCGACGCTTGAGCATCTGCGCATCGGAGCCATTATGGGCAAGATCCTGGATGCGGACGGCACCACGGTGCTTTACGACCTATTCCA